AGATAAAGATTTAAAAAGAATAAAAACCATATTTGATTGGAAAGAATATCCAGTTGAATTTAAAGAAAAGTGGTATAATTATATAGATGAGGAGTTTAAAAGAAGAGATGAGGGTTTTTGGTTTTATAATAAAGGCAATCCTATTTATATTACTGGCACTCATTATATATACTTGCAATGGAGTAAAATTGATGTTGGGAAACCAGATTTTAGAGAAGCCAATAGGTTATTCTTTATATTCTGGGAAGCTTGTAAAGCAGACACAAGATGCTATGGAATGTGTTACCTTAAAAATCGTAGATCAGGATTTTCTTTCATGGCCTCAGGAGAGGTAATAAATCTAGCAACAATATCAAGTGATTCCAGATATGGAATATTATCTAAAACTGGTTGGGATGCTAAAAAGATGTTTACTGATAAGGTTGTACCAATTTCAGTTAACTACCCATTCTTTTTTAAACCGATTCAAGATGGTATGGATCGACCTAAAACAGAACTAGCATATAGAGTTCCAGCTTCTAAATTAACTAGAAGAAAGATAGAATTAGGTACAAAAGAAGAAGAATTACAAGGTCTTGATACAACTATTGATTGGAAAAATACAGCTGATAATAGTTATGATGGTGAAAAATTAAAACTATTAGTACATGATGAATCAGGAAAATGGGAAAGACCTAATAATATATTAAATAACTGGAGAGTTACAAAAACAACCTTAAGGCTAGGTAGCAGAATAGTAGGTAAATGTATGATGGGGTCTACTAGTAATGCTTTAGATAAAGGTGGTGATAATTTTAAAAACTTATATTATGAATCCGATGTTACTAAGAGAAACCGCAATGGACAGACAAGCTCAGGACTCTATTCTTTGTTCATACCTATGGAATGGAACTACGAAGGATACATTGATATGTATGGACTACCTGCGTTTGAAACTCCAAAGACAAAAACTTATGGACCAGATGGTCATGAAATTAAAATAGGTGTAATAGATTATTGGGATAATGAAGTTGAAGGATTAAAAAATGATCAGGATTCATTAAATGAATTTTATAGACAGTTTCCAAGAACTGAAAAACATGCTTTTAGAGACGAAACTAAACAATCATTATTTAATTTAACTAAAATATATGAACAGATAGATTATAACGAAGAAGTTAAAATGTCTGGAATTATAACACAGGGAAGTTTCCAATGGAAAAATGGTGTAAAAGATACTTTAGTAGAATTTATGCCAAATAATACTGGAAGATTTAAAGTTAGTTGGGTGCCTGAATTACAATTACAAAATAAAGTAATAACAAAAAATGGTATTAAGTGTCCTGGTAATGAACATATAGGTGCTTTTGGATGTGATAGTTATGATATATCAGGGACAGTAGATAAATTAGGATCTAATGGCGCTTTACATGGTATTACTAAATTTTCTATGGAAAATGTACCAGCTAATAGAATATTTTTAGAATATGTAGCAAGACCACAAACCGCAGAAATCTTTTTTGAAGATGTTTTAATGGCTATTGTCTTTTATGGAATGCCAATATTATGTGAAAATAATAAACCTAGATTGTTGTATTATTTAAAAAGAAGGGGTTATAGAGGATTTTCTATGAATAGACCTGATAAAACTTGGAATAAATTATCTGTTGCAGAAAGAGAGGTTGGTGGAATACCTAATTCATCTGAAGACATTAAGCAAGCACATGCTGCGGCAATAGAAAGTTATATAGAAAGTTATATTGGTCAAAATACTGATGGATATGGTGATATGTATTTTCAAAGAACATTAGAAGATTGGGCTAAATTTGATATAAATAATAGAACAAAATATGATGCATCTATTAGCTCAGGATTAGCATTAATGGCATGTAATAAAAACCTATATAAACCAACTCAAGAAAGAACAACAAAATCTATTGATCTTGGCATAAAAAAATATGACAACCAAGGAGTACGATCTCAAATAATATAAAAATGATTAAAAAAGGTATTAAAACCTCTTTCCCTAGTCAAGCAGTCAGTGACACAGAGAAAATGAGTATGGAATATGGCGCTAGAGTTGGCGCTGCTATTGAACACGAATGGTTTAGTAATAATGGTGGTTCAAGTAGATGGTCTGCTTATAAAGACTCTTTTCATTCATTAAGATTATATGCCAGAGGAGAACAGTCTATTAAAAAATATAAAGATGAATTATCTATTAATGGTGATTTGTCATATCTTAATTTAGATTGGAAACCAGTACCTATTATATCTAAATTTGTAGATATTGTTGTAAATGGTATGGCTGATAGATCATATAATATTAAAGCATATTCTCAAGATCCACACTCTATAAAAGAAAGAACAAAATATGTTAAGGATATAACTAGCGATATGGCAACAAAAGATTTTAATGATAATGTTGCAAAAACTTTTGGTCTTGATATTTATAAAACTGATAAATCAAAATTACCTGAAACTAGTGAAGAATTAGAGCTTCATATGCAACTTGATTATAAACAATCTATTGAAATTGCAGAAGAAGAAGCTATTAATAGTGTTTTTGATAAAAATAAATATGAATATTTATCGAAAAGAGTAAATAATGACTTAGTGGTTATAGGTATAGGCGCTATAAAAAATTCATTTAATAAATCTGAGGGAATTAAAATTGAATATGTTGATCCTGCTAATTTAGTTTATTCACATACAGATTCTCCATATTTTGATGATATTTATTATATAGGTGAAGTAAAAGATATATATATAAATGAACTTAAAAAAGAATTTCCAGAATTACCAGATGAAGAATTAGATCAATATAGAAAAGCAGGTAGTTTACATAGAAATACTTCTGCTGTATCTAAAAAACAAGATGATAATAATTCTGTAACTGTTTTGTATTTTGAATATAAAACATATATGAGCGAAGTTTATAAAATAAAAAATACTGCAACAGGAGGTAAAAAAGCTCTTAAAAAAGATGATAAATTTAATCCTCCAAAAAATGAAGATTACGAAAAAGTAGAAAGAGTTATTGAAGTAGTATATGAAGGTGTTAAAATAGTTGGTAGTGGATCAGAAAAAGTATTAAAATGGGAACTTAAGAAAAATATGGTTCGTCCAAAAGCAGATACTACAAAAGCTGTAATGAGTTATAATATATGTGCTCCTAGAATATATGAAGGTAGAATAGAATCATTAGTAGGTAGAATTACAGGTTTTGCTGATATGATTCAATTAACTCATTTAAAATTACAACAAGTAATGTCTAAAATGGTTCCAGATGGTGTTTATTTAGACGCTGACGCTCTTGCTGAAATTGATCTTGGTAATGGAACTAATTATAATCCGTCTGAAGCATTAAATATGTTTTTTCAAACAGGATCTGTTATTGGTAGATCAATGACACAAGATGGTGATATGAATAGAGGTAATATACCTATTCAAGAATTAAATACTAGTGGTAAAGGTGGTAAAATACAGAGTTTAATACAAACATATAACTATTATTTACAAATGATGCGTGATGTAACTGGACTTAATGAAGCTAGAGATGGTAGTATGCCTGATAAAGATGCATTAGTTGGTATACAAAAAATAGCCGCTGCAAATTCTAATACAGCTACAAGACATTTATTACAATCAAGTTTGTATTTAACTTTATTAACAGCGGAATGTATATCAATAAGAATATCAGATGTTATAGAATATTCTCCAACTAAAAAATCATTTATTAAAACATTAGGTAAATTTAATGTAGCTACTTTAGAAGAAATGGCTAGCTTATATTTACATGATTTTGGTATATTTTTAGAATTAGCGCCTGATGAAGAAGAAAAGGCAATGCTTGAAAATAATATTCAAATGGCTCTTCAACAACAAAGTATACATTTAGAAGATGCTATTGATGTTAGAGAGGTTAGAAATTTAAAACTTGCCAATCAACTATTAAAAATACGTAGAAAGAAAAAACAAATTTTAGATCAACAAACAGCTGAAAGAAATATTCAAACTCAAGCACAAGCAAATGCTGAATCTGCAGAGAGAGCTGCTGCCGCTGAAATGCAGAAATCTCAAGCATTAGCACAGACAGAATCACAAATTATACAGGTTAAATCTCAGTTTGATATGCAAAAAATGGAAAGAGAAGCGCAACTTAAAAAAGAATTAATGGAGTTGGAGTTCCAAATGAATATGCAGTTAAAACAAGCTGATGTTGATGGAATGAAGCAAAGAGAAACCGATAAAGAAAATCGTAAAGACGAAAGAACTAAAATTCAAGCAACTCAACAAAGTGAGATGATTGAACAAAGAAAACAAGGTACCGCTCCAAAGAATTTCGAATCAGCCGGATTTGATAATTTAGAGGGATTTGGTTTAGAGCAATTTGAACCAAGGTAAATTTTATTAATTATATAATATTATATTATGGCAAAAACTGAAAAACAAGAAGACGTTATTCAAGAGGTAGTTACAGAAGAAAAACCTGTTGAACAACAAGAACCTACTAAAGAAAAAATTTCTTATACGGAGGTTAAAGAAGATGGAACTATTAAAGTAGATCTATCAAAACTAAAACAATTTCAAGAACAAGAAGAAAAAGAAAATAAAGACGAGTCTGTTAAAGAATCAAAAACAAGTGATGAAGAACAAACTGGTATTGAAAAAGCTGTTAAAAAAGAAGAAGAAAATAAAGAAGAAGAAAAGAAAACAGAAGATTTAGTTCTTGAAGAAGTAACAAAAGAAGAAATTGCTGAAGCTGAAAAAGCTGAAGTAAAAACTGTTGTTGAAGAAAAACCAGTTGAACAAAAACAACCTGAGGTTGTAGTTCCAGAAAACTTACAAGATTTAGTTAAGTTTATGGAAGATACCGGTGGAAGTTTAGAAGATTATACAAGACTAAACGCTGATTATTCAACAATAGATGACAATGCTCTTTTAAAAGAGTATTATAAAACGACTAAGCCTCATTTAGATATGGAAGAAATTAACTTTTTAATTGAAGATAATTTCCAAGTTGATGAGGACATTGATGAGCCAAGAGATATTAAAAAGAAAAAATTGGCTTTCAAAGAAGAAATTGTAAAAGCTCGAAAGCATCTTACTGGCCTAAAGGATCAGTATTATAAGGAAGTCAAGTTGGGTTCTAAGTTGACCAGCGAGCAGAAAGAGGCGGTGGACTTTTACAATACATACAACCAAGAACAAGCTACTAATAGTGAGATTCAAAAAAGACAGTTTGATCATTTTCAAAAATCTACTGATAACATTTTTAACACTAATTTCAAAGGTTTTGATTTTAATGTTGGGGAAAAAACCTACAGATATAATATTAATGATGTTCAAGATGTGAAAACTTACCAAAGCGACATAACTAATTTCGTAAGAGAGTTTCTTGACGAAAAAGATATGATGAAAGATGCTAAAGGATATCACAAAGCTTTATATGCTGGTAAAAACATAGATAAAATTGTTAAACATTTTTATGAACAAGGCAAAGCAGATGCTATTAAAGAGACAACTATGAGTGCTAAAAACATTGATATGTCTCCAAGAACAACTGCTAAACCTGTTGTTGATGCTAGTGGTATGAAGTTTAGAGTGTTAAGTGGCGATGATAGTTCTGGGTTGAAATTTAAAATTAGAAAATAAATTAACAACTTAAAAACAATTAAAAAATGGGATTTAATACATCTTTGGGGTTAGCCGGTTCATATGACCTAACAACTCCATCCCCAGTAGTAAGTAATAACAATTATATTGATTTTACTGCAACTGCAACAGCAGGCTGGGCGCAACAATACTTACCAGAAGTTTACGAACAAGAGGTCGAAAGATACGGAAATCGTAGATTAGGTGGATTCCTTAAAATGGTAGGGGCTGAAATGCCTATGGAATCTGACCAAGTAGTATGGTCTGAACAAAACAGACTTCATATTGCTTTAAAAAGCTCAGGTGCGGCTGGTAGTACTACTAGTATTCAACTTCACGGTACAGCTGGAGTTTGTTCTATTGGTACTGCTCATGTTAACTCTCTTAGAGTAGGTAACACGGTTATTATTACCGATTCATCAACTGGACTTAAAACACTTAAATGTTACGTTTCAGCTACTAGTGCTACTGCTACTGGTGGTGATAATAGTAACTTTACTGTATTACCTTATACACAAACTGATTTATCAGGTGGTGATGGTAGTGCTGTAGTGTTTTCTGATAATGAGCAAATAAACGTATTTGTTTATGGTTCTGAATTTGCAAAAGGTTCTGCTTCTATGGGAGATGGAACTAATTCAGGTGACGGGCTTAAAGCTCAGTTCCAACAGTATACTAACAAACCAATTATTATCAAAGATCATTTTAAAATCTCTGGTTCTGATACTGCTCAAATTGGGTGGGTTGAAACTACAGGTGAAGATGGTTCAGTTGGTTATTCTTGGTATTTAAAATCTGCTGGTGAAACTAGAATGAGGTTTGAAGATTATCTTGAAACTGCTATGGTTGAAGCCGTAGAAGTTACTGTGGCTGCTTCCACCGTTGATAGCACTATTGCTGATTCAACTGATTCAACTGGGTCTCAAGGTCTATTAGACGCTATTGAGAATAGAGGTAATATTTTTGAAGACTTAGCTACTTTAGCTGACTTTGATTTAGTACTTAAAAATCTTGATAAACAAGGTGCAATTGAAGAAAACATGCTTTATGTAAATAGAAGTTTATCTCTTACAATCGATGATATGGTTGCAGGATTAAACTCTAATTATCAAGGTGGTGCTTCTTTTGGAGTATTTAATAACGAAGCCGATATGGCGCTTAACTTAGGTTTCTCTGGATTTAGAAGAGGTTCTTATGACTTCTATAAGTCTGACTGGAAATACCTAAATGATGCTGCTGGTAGAGGTGGTTTTGGAGATGTTTCAGGAGTTTTAATTCCTGCTGGTGTTTCATCTGTATATGATGAAAGTCTAGGTAAAAACATGAAAAGACCTTTCTTACATGTAAGATATAGAAAATCTGCAACTGATGACAGAAGAATGAAATCTTGGGTTACTGGTTCTGTAGGTTCTGCTTCTTACAGTGGTACTGACACAATGGAGGTA